ATAGGTGCAGATAAAGATGTTATCTCTTGTCCATATCCAATGAAAACATTTGATACAGATAAAATGTGGAGAAAAATGAAAGAGACTAATTTAGTCAAAACTCCTGACGATGTATTAAAAGCAGCTCACATATTTCCAATTAAAATGGATAAAGGAAATGAAATGACTATGGAAAATGGAGTTATTAAAGTATCTCATGCTCCTACAGGGTGTATGTTAATTAAAAGAGAAGTTATTGAAAAAATGATTAAACATCATCCAGAACTAGAAATATATCAACCTACTGTTATTAATGGTGAAGAAGTTAAAAAAGATAATATGTATAATTTATTTGATACATTACATGATGTAGAAACTAAGAGATACTTTGGTGAAGATTTTGGTTTTTGTCAAAGATGGGGTGATATGGGTGGAGAAGTATATATCTATGCTATGGATAATATAACTCACGTTGGAGATCATCAATATTGTGGTCGATTCTTTGATCTATTAGAACAAGCAAAATCTGTTGACGATAGCGAAAAAATCAAATAAAGTATTATATTTACAGGATTCTACGCCTGCTCAACAGTATAAATATATTTAAATTATGGCGATATCACGAGGATTACAACCAAGACAATTATATGGACTAGGAAGTCTAGTTAAGTCAATTACTAAAGGTGTTAAAAGCGCTGTAAAAGGTGTAGCTAAGACTGTTAAGAAAAATCCAATGTTGGCTTTAGCTGCTTTTAACTTTGCACCTATGTTAACAGGTGGCTCTCCTTTTCTGGGTTTAGGTAGTTTACAAGGTAGTGTGGGAACCATACCTGGACTTAGTTCATTTGCTTCAAATGCTGCTAAAAAGAAAGCAGGTGAAGCAACAATAGGTGGCACTTTAAAAGCATTTGCTGGTGGTTCTTTACTAGGTGGACTATTAAATAAAGCAGAAGAAGAAGGTGATCCTGAAGGTATTACTAGAGATGTTGGAGCATTAAGAAGTAAATTAATTAATGCATATAAAAATCAAAGAACATTTTCTGATGCAGAAAATGAAGATGCAGCTATTCTTGAACAGGTGGATATAGATTTATCAGAGTATAATCAAGATATGAATAGAACAAACGTTGCTTATGGTGGTAGAATGGGATTTGCAAGAGGACCAGATAATCCAGAACAAAATGCTATACAAGCAGCGGGTATTATGGATCTACCATTAAATCAAAACCCTGCAGGGGTTACAGAATTAGACCTTAGAGAA